GACCGCCAGAACCGTACCTTCCGCCGTCTGAACGAGCTGTATGCCCGTACTGATCAGGTTGGTTTCCTGACCACCCAGCGTGTGGATGGCAAGCTGATCCTGCCTGAAGCCGTACAGCTTCTGCAGATGGCACCGCAGGGCTAAGAAAGCCAGGAAAGGAGGAGCCGGTTATGGCACTGATCCCGCTTTACGAAGCGAAGACCTATCTCCGCGTAGACAGCAGTGATGAGGATGCCCTGATCGGCATCCTTTTATCTTCTGCGGAGCAGATGTGCAAGGACGTGGGCCGTCTATCGGAAGACCAGTGGGAGGCAGTCAATGCCGCTGACCGGGATACCGAGAACGGAGTACAGCCCACAAGGGAACTGGAAGCCCTGCGCAGCACCTGCCGTGTGGCGATTCTGTATGCACTGGGGTATCTCTATGAGCACCGGGACGAAGCTGACCATAAGCAGCTGATGCTGACGCTTCGTTCCATTCTGTTTGCTGTGAGGGAGGGGGTGTTCTGATGATTGAGAAACTGAATGAGCGGATCACGATCGAGAAAAGCACGGTCGTGACCGATAAGGTCGGAAACCATCGGAACACATGGGAGGAATACTTCACCTGCTTTGCCTACGCTTCGACCTATCAGGCGCAGGAAGAAGAGGGTGAGGTCACAGCCGAACAGAAGAGCGTGGTGTTCACGGTTCGCTGGTGCAGTGAGACCAGAGGATTAACTTCCACTGGTTTCCGCATCCGCTTCCGGGAGCAGCTCTACAATATCGAATCTGTTGATCCGATGAACTATCAGAAGAAGATCCTGAAGATTCATTGCAGACTGGAAAGGAGGCAGCCGGATGAACAGAACCGTCAGCATTGATGAGATGGCAGATGCCATCAACGAGGGATTAAAAGAATATGCGACCCTTGCCTCCACCGAAGTCAAGAAGGCAGTCCGCAAATCTGCCAAAACGGTCAAAGACCAGATCTCCGCCAATGCACCGTCCAGGACGGGCGCGTACAAGGGAAGCTGGGTGGCGACCAAACAGTCCGAATCCAGCCAGAGCCTTCAGATGGTGGTGCATTCCAAGAACCGCTACCAGCTGGCACATCTGTTGGAAAAGGGACATGCCAAGCGCGGCGGCGGTCGTGTGGCAGGAAGACCGCATATTGCCCCGGCTGAACAAGCAGGTATCGAGCAGCTCCAGTCCCTCATCGAAAAGGCACTAAAGTAAGGAGAAACCAATGACCCACGAAGAAGTAAAAGCTCTGGTGGAGGAGATGGGGCTTCCTTATGCGTATGACCATTTCGCAGAAGGGGAGAGCCCTGATCCACCGTTTATCTGCTTCCTGTATCCGAAAGCCGAGAATTTCGGTGCGGATAACCTTGTGTATCACCACTTCAACCGGCTGGACATTGAGGTGTACACCGATTACAAAGACCCGGATATGGAAGCGACTATTGAAGAAGTCCTGACTTTGCATGAACTCTATTATGAGAAAAGCGAGGTCTGGATTGAAACCGAAAAGATGTATGAAGTCCTGTATGAGCTGACCGTATAAGCCGGCCGCAGGGCGATAGGAGGAATAACCTATGTCGAAGCAAAGCAATAAGGTCAAATTTGGCCTGAAAAACTGCCACTATGCAAAGGCGACCTTTGACGAAGATGGCAGTGTCACTTATGCAAAGCCGGTCCGCATCCCCGGTGCAGTCAGTCTTTCTATGGATGCCAATGGCGAGATCGAGCCGTTTTATGCGGACAATATCGCCTACTATGTCGTGAATAACAACTCCGGCTACGAGGGTGATCTGGAGATCGCGCTGATCCCGGAGAGCTTCCTCACGGACATCATGCACGAGGAGCTGGATGGCAACGGTGTGCTTGCGGAAAACGCCAATGTGGAACTGGAGCATTTCGCATTCCTGTTCGAGTTTGATGGCGACCAGCGCCACATCCGTCATGTGCTGTACAACTGTGTGGCAAGTCGTCCGTCCATCGAGGGTGAGACCAATGAGGACAGCAAGGAAGTCAAGACGGACACCCTGAACTTGCAGGCAACCCCTCTGGCAAACGGTTATGTCAAGGCAAAGACCGGCACCAACACCACCGATGATGTCTATAACAAATGGTACGATGCGGTCTACGAGCCGCAGGCAGA